ATAAAATTCTATTAGTACCTACTGCTGAGTATTTAAGTCCAGCGTTATTGTCCCAATTGTGTTGAGCTCTTGCTGCACCGGTAAGTTTATCTGCCCCTAATTGAAGGCAACCACCTATTTTTTCAGCACTTCCGTATCTAAAACGAACATTGTCACCATCAATCCATTGACCTTCAGCCCCTGTATCTGATACCTGTTTGTTGAATCCTGGTACAATACCTAATTTTTGTAACATATAGCCTCATTATAATACTATTTTATTCCTGATGGTAGACCTAACATAGCTCTCCCATCAAATTTATTTTTCTCAGCAAATGGGCCATTCACATGATTATAATGTAGAAATACTTGACCGCAAATGTTCCCGTCAAAAGGCTCTCGCCAATGTTCAAGTTCACAGCCACTATATACTAGCATATCCCCTACTTCAAGCAAGACTTTTGTGCCCTCTACAAAAATTGCCCACGGCTCACCACCCAAGTGTATAGTAGTAGATATCTCACAGCTTGGTCTGTCTCTATGTCGTTTTAATTCATCACCTTGTTTGTATAACCTTGCATAAGAGTAAGTAGGTATCAAATCTAACCCAGTTTCTTTTTGCATTACCGGCAATACTTTCATTAATAAGGTCTCCATTACATGATCTGAATAATGAGAATAGGTATTTGGTATCTGTGAGTCAGTCCAAGTACCTAACATACCATTGTCATAAGTTACATTGTTTTTATACATCCAATCAACTGCATCTCTTTTAAGTAAAAAATAATTAAATATAAAATTAGCTAACTCATAGTTAACAGCACCTTTGATTACTTGATATTTATTAAAAGCCATGTTGTATAAAATTAAAACTTACTGATATCCTTATATCATTTGATTGATTAGGTTCAACACTATGCCACAACCATGCTGGAAACATTATAATACGTCCTGGAATAGGGTCAATATTTGCATCTCTCCACAAATGTTTAGGAGGTTGACCTTCTTTTCTTATAGGCATTACTATTTGTGCTCCTGGTCTAGGGTCATAGATTTTTAATCTTCCTGATTGTGGATTAGATTTAACATAATATACACCTGAGAATAAAGAGTTTGGATGTATATGTGGCTGGTTCATTCCATCTTTAGGATTTATGTTAGCCCACATATTACCAAAAACAGGTTCTCTATCTAACCATTCTTCTTTAAACATATCTTTACACATGATCATTAACTCATCAACTAAAGGTTGATACTCTGGCTTTGATGCCATGTCGGTTGTAGAATGCCATCCTTTGTAATTTGTTTTTTGCAACCCTTGATCTTGATTAGACCAGTTGACAATGTCTTGTGCTAGTTTATCATTATCTAATTTTATATCTTTACCAAAAACACTTGTAGGAAAAAATTCTTCTCTAATCATCTAAATGATTTACCTCCAAACCAAACAACAAGAGATTGTCTCATACCTCTGGTAACTGGATTAACTCTATGATTTAAAAATGACGCAAATATAATTGCATGACCTTGTTTAAGTTCTGCATATCTTCCTGGTGCCATAAGTTCTAAATCTCCACCTTCAAACTCTGATGGATCATTTAATAAAAGAGTCATTGATATTTTTCTTACAGGAGGTTCATGTTCCATGTTTACATCACAATCCATATGCCAATCATAGAATCCTCCTTCAGGGTACTCTGTAAACTGTGCTTGTTCTGTAATTCTTATATCACCAAAACCAAAATGATTTTTATTTGCTTGTTGAATAAATTTATTTAAATCTTGGTACATATGTCCCATTTCTTGAAACGGAATCCAACTGATTTTAGTTATTCGTTTTTTTGTATCTGTTCCACCACCTGGTTTTCCAACACCTACTTGTGCTTGTTGTGGTTTCTGTGCTCTACCTGATGCAATAATTTGTCTACATTGATCAGGTGTAAATAAAGGTGTTGTTGTTTGAACAATCCAACTTTTCCATCTAGGTTCTGTTATTATTTTATTTTCGTACATTAGTTTCTTCCTCTATTTATTATTGGGTTATATTTAACATCACAATTTGCAGCAAGTGTTCTTCTAAACCCTGGTCCATTAAAAGGATATACACAGTGCCTCATATCATATGGAAATATATAAAAGTCTCTCTCTTTAATAGTGGGTGAATAATCACATATTGCAAATTGTCCGGAAGAACTCCCTAATATTTGTAACATACCATTTGTTGGATTATGTTCTGAAGAATATTCTACTCCAAAAGATTCTGGTAATTTTAAAATCATAACACTTGATAAACCTGTATACAAAGAACCTTGGTGAACATGTACTGGATTGTATTCATGTTCAAACATTTGATTAATCCAAATAGAGTTTAAAGATTTTTCATAACCTGTAATTTTATTAAAATCTAAATAGTGACCCATAACACCATCAATCCATTGTAATACATTATCTGTTACCATATTATGATGATGCATTTTTGAAGTATCTTTTCCTTTATAAAATAAACTGTGTTCTTTCTCGATCTTACCTACCAATTGTTTATTAGCCTTAGGTAGTGTTGGATATTTTGTTTCATAAATATTATTAATAGTATTAAATATATCAAGAGGAACTTGATACTTTAAAACCGTTTGCCCTAAAGGACATACATTAAATTTAAAATTATTCTGGTTTGGCTCCGTGGTCTTTAGTCAATTTCTCTTTCTTGTTATAGATCATTTCTCCTGATTTTTTAACTCTTTCTATAGTTTGTAATTGTCCTAATACATTAAACACTTCTGGCTGACTAGAGCCTTGTGTTAATGTCTCTGCCTTATTTTTCATAATTAAATGATATGAATCTAGTTGATGAGTGTTGACATCCTTGTCATCAAATGAACCATCATTAAATTCTTTTTTAAGAGTTGACCATAATTTAATCTCTCTCATTCTATCACGAGCCACTAATTGCATGTTAGCAACTGAATATGTTTTTTCATCTATATCAATTTGAAGTAATTCTTTTTTTAAAGGATCTTCTTCTGTTAATAATTTTTCTTGTAATCTTTTTATTTTAACTTCATTACGTCTAGCATCAAATGAAAGTGTCATTAAATTTTCTAAAAATACATTTTGTTCTCTAACACATTGCCAATACTTTGAAGCTTTAGTTGGGTACTTAGCGTCTTGAAGAACAGACATTCTCATTTCTGTTTCAGTTCTGAACACTTGTTTTTTAGTCCAAGTATCTCTAAGCTCATTTGTTAGTTCTTTAAATTCTTGTACGTCATTGGGGTCAAGCAAATTATTTAAGCTAGGAGCTTCTTTCTCTATTAGAGCATGTATATTTCTTTTCTCAGTCATTGTGTATTCCTTTCATTGAATAATTTTAATATAACTACTTAAAGTTATAAGTCAAGTTAACTTGAAGTTATGTTTGCAGTACCACTAGGTGCTGTAAATTCTTCTGTTGCAGTTGTTGGACCACCTGTTGAAGCTAAAGCTGAAGATGTAGTTCCAGCGGGAGATCCTCCACCCATTGATCTACCTGTTGCCATATTAGCTTCTGTTGACCAGTTAGTTCCGTCGTATTTTGCAGTGGTTTTTTGTGGGCTTCCTGGATTTCCACCATAATTTAAAGCTGCTGTTTGAGTACCTGAAGCCATTGCTGATCCTGCTCCATAAGGTCTAGCATTAACAGTACTCCAAGACGAACCATTGTATTCTTCTGTGGCATTTGATTGAGAACCATTTTGACCTCCACCAGCTAAAGCTGCTGAAGTAGTTCCAGAACCAGCACGACCATATAATGCAGTGTTTAAAGTAGGTGCATTTGACCAAGAACTTCCATTATATTGTTCTACTTTATTTGTAGCACCTGGATTTCTAACATAACCACCTATTGCTAAAGCTGCTGTTTGAATACCTGTTCCACCTGTCATTATCTCTCTACCTGTATTAAGTGATCCACCATTTGTCCAATTTGTACCGTCATATTCTGCTGACGTGCTTACATTATAATAACCACCCATAGCTATAGCTGCTGTTTGTGTTCCTGTTCCACCAAGATTAGATGCTGAATATGGCATATTATTTACTTCACTCCAAGATGATCCATTATATTCTTCAACATTTGCTGTAGGTGAAGAAGGTTGTCCACCCATAATTACATTCGCTGTTTGAGTTCCTGCTCCTGCTGTTGTTCTACCAGTACCTACAGATCCGCCAGTAGCCCATGTTCCAGTTCCTAGAATAGCTGCCACACGTACTTTACCTAAAGAACTATTGTACCACACCTGACCATCTTCTGGATTTGAAGGATCTGCAGATAGGTATTTAATTTTTAATCCGGCAATTACGTTGTAGTCGCTCATTATAAATTCCTAAGGTAATGTTATATTTCCTGGTCTAGTTGACGGTGCTTTTTCGTCATCAGGTAAAGCATCCCAAGCAGTTTGTTCTGCATTTATTTTTGCATCAACAATAGCTTGTGCTTCTGCTTTTGATTTTGTAATACCATTTTTGCTAGCTAACCATAGAGCACCTTTTTCATTATTACCAACAACCCATACATTCCCTGGGTATCCTGAAAGATGAAAATCTAATCTATCTTGATGAGTAAAAAATCCTTTACCTGTGTTTGTAGCTGTTCCATATATAAATAGTGACATAATTTTTATTCCTTTGTTATTATACTTTTAATTTTATTCATTATCAACTTGTTGTTACTGTTTTTACAGCAGCTGTTCCGGTAAATTGTTCTGTTGCCCGATAACCAGCTGGATTTGGGTTTCCTCCAGCATAAAGTTGAGCAGTTGATGGTGCACTTGGTAAACCAAATTTTGTTCCTCTAGCTACAGCTAAATTACTCTCTGATGCCCAAGAACTTCCATTCCAAGAGTTTGTAGTAACAAGATAACTGCCATTATATCCTCCATAAGCTAAAGCCTCTGAATTACTTGTTCCACCTCCACCTAAAATTCCGCTAGTTGTTGGCATAGAAGTTACATTTGTCCAGTTAGTTCCATCATATGATTCTGCTACGGCTGTATATGTAGGTCCATAACCACCAAAAGCTAATGCAGAAGTTTGAGTACCTCCACCTGCCGCTGATCTCCTAGCTGTGCTTGCAGAATTTACGCTTGTCCAACTAGAGCCATTATATTCTTCTGTTGCTGTTGTAAAAGCAGGATCAATTGCACCTAATGCAGCTAAAGCTGATGTTTGTGTTCCAGCTCCTATACAATCTCTACGTGTAGTATTTAAAGTTCCAGCAGATGTCCAGTTAGTTCCATCGTATTTTAATGTGGTATTTACATTAGGGCCACCTGGAGTTTGACCACCAAAAAATAATCCTTGAGTTTGAGTACCACAAGTTCCTGCACTATCTATTCCACTAGGAAGAGATGTTACATTTGTCCAACTAGAACCATTATATTCTTCAACAGCTGAAGTACCTGAATATCCTCCAGCACTTACAGCAGCAGATTGAGTTCCGAAACCTGCGTTACCTACTCTTCCAGTGTTTAAATTTCCACCAGACGACCATGCAAAATTAAAGCCTACTGTTTTAAAAGTATTACTACTTGTATTATACCAAATCTCACCTGTACCTAAAGCTGCAGGAGGATCACTTGATACTGATCTTACATATTTTCCAAATATTTCTTTATAAGTAGTCATAATTTTAAGACGTTGTAATTGTTACCGTAGCTGAATTATTTCTAGCTCTTAATTTTTGTGTAACTGAATTATACCAAATTTGTCCCGTGATAGGATTAGCTGGATCACCTGCGTAAGACCTAATGGCCATTCCTCTTATAGTTCTAAATATACTCATTTAACTCCTTAATTATTTTTTAGAAGCCAACCTTGAGTTCCATCTGTGTAGGCTAACGTAAAGCCGGCTCTTTCTGTTGCTACTGTTAAATCTGCTGCTGAACCTTGTATGGGTTGACTATTACGGCCAACAGTTAAATTATTTGAATCAAATGTTCCTGCATAATCAACAATAGTTACTTCATCACCAATTGATGGTGAACTTGGAAGTGTTACTGTAAAAGCTCCACTTGTTGTATTTGCAAAAATACCTTGACCAGCTACTGCTGTGTAATTGCCTGTCTTAACTGCTTGCCAATCTGTTCCACCTGCTGCTGCGTCTGCAAAAGTAGGAGGGGCTCCAGAACCTGCTGAAGTTAAAATCTGTCCTGAATTTCCTGTTGCTACTGCAACTACTGCACCATTAGCATCATAAGAAATTATGTTACCATCTGTACCATTAGCTAATTTAGCAAGAGGTACTGTTGCATTAATTAATTGTGAACCGTTAATTGTTTTATTTGTAAGTGTAGCAGTTGAAGCTGCTGATACTAATCTAGAATCACCCCCAGTACTAGGAAGCGTTAAAACATTATCGGCACTTTCTGAATGTGGTGCAGCTTTTATTTTTTGGCCGTGTGAATTAGATTCGCAGTTTAATTGAATAGTACCTTGATTTGTATTACCTTTAACAGTTAAGTGACCCGTACCGTTAGGAGCTATGTTTACATCTCCATTTGATACAGATAAAATATTTGCAATTATGGGGTCTGTTAAAGTTTTATTTGTTAAAGTCTGTGTTCCTGTAAGTGTAACACCATCTGCTGGAGATAAAGGTATTTCAATAACGCCAGTGTTAGTTGCAACACCATCAAGATATACAGCTTTATATCCTTTGTCAGTTGCTGAAAAAGTAACCGTGGCTCCTGAACCAGATGCAGCTTTTAACTGTACTGTGTAAGCACCTGATGTACTGTTTTTTATAAAATAAAATGTTTCTGTAAGAAGCGGGAATGTTACAATTTTGTTTCCTGTAATTGCTTGTGGTGATACTGCACCAAGAATAATAACTCTATTCTGAGCGGCACCTGTTAAAGCTCCATCAGCAATAGCTAATGCTGTTGTGTTAGCTCCAGCACCTGCAGCATTTAAAGTTTGAATTTTGAATCCACCAAGCAATTGTTCTGCAAGGCTTAAGTTAGCGTTAGTTTTTGTTCCCCAAGTACCAGCATTTTCGCCGGTTGCCATTAGCTCTACGCCAAGATTCGTGAATGTTGATGCCATAATTTTGTTCTCCTAATTATATCCTTAACTTATAATACTTATATCTTTAAAGTCAATAATGTTTATGCGCTTTGTATACCAACAACGTCAGTATATCCAGCACTTTGTGTTGCAGTAATATCTCTATATCCAATCGGTGCTACGTTTCCGACACTAGCTGTTGCTGATACTCCTGTTAAACCCATTACATCACTAGGTGAAATTGAACCTACAGATGATGTTGTTGATAGTCCTGTTAGTGTAACCCCTATTCCTGCAAGTACAGATCCCACAGATGATGTTGCGGATACACCTGTTAAACCCATTACATCAATAGGTGAAATTGAACCTACAGATGATGTTGTTGCTAGTCCAGTTAAACCCATTACATCAGCGGGTGCAATTGAACCTACAGATGATGTTGTTGCTAATCCGGTTAATGTAAATGATATGTCCCCTGTTATAGATAGGTTACCAACTGAAGAAGTTGATCCTACTCCAGCAACAGTTAATGTACCCCCAGCAAAAATAATTAAACCTCCTACAGCAGAGGTTGCCGATTGACCAGTTAATCCAACTCCTTCATTTGATATAGGTGCAATATCTCCCTCAGAAGCAGTCATTGCAAGTCCTGTTAAACCTACTATCTCTTGGTCTATTGAAACTATTGAACCTAATGCAGAAGTTGCTAATTGTCCTGTTATTAATAATGAAATATCAGATCTTGCAGTTGGCGAACCTACTGCAGAAGTTGCTGATACTCCTGTTAACCCAACTGTTTCTTGAATTGGTGAAATTGATCCGACTGCAGAAGTTGCGGATAGACCTGTTAGTGGAACTACAAGACCAGAAGATCCCCAGTTCTCTACACCCCATTCATCAGAACCCCAACCGGCTGTTGCTGTAATGCTAGTTGTAAGTGATCCTTGTGATGATGTAGTTGAAAGCCCAGTTAAAGTAATTGAAACTTCAGTTTGAGTGCCGTAAGTATTCTGTCCCCAGGTTGTACCGGATTGATTCCAAGTATTGGCCATAAGGAGTTACTCCCTATGCTATTCTAAGTATAGCGTTAGATGCGTCTGCTGCTGGAAATTCAATTGTGAAAGTTCCGTTTGTTACAGTTTTATCTCCACCAAATGCGATCGCACAAACTGATGGATCATTGGCTGCTGTATCATTAAATATTAAACAACCGTTAGCTGTAAATGAAGCTGATGTAAAAGAGATGTTAGCAAAATCACATACTGCCGTGTCACCAGATAAAGCGGGTGTTACGTTTGTTAATGCTGCACCTTTAGTAGTGTAACCATTACCGTTAGCCACTTCATTTGAAGTTGTATAAGCTGTTGTTGATTTATTTATTGTCGCTGAACTTGTGTACAGTGCTAATCTAAAAGTATTTCCACCTTGTGTAAAATTGTGTATTGCTCTTAAAGCTTCTGTTTTAAAAGTATTACAAACTGCTGATGTTATTGCCATAATTTTTATCTCCTAATTAATTTATGGTGAAGGTGATTTGACTTGTATCCTAACTGTTCCGTCAGTGTAATCGTCTCTTCTTCTTCTCCCCAACTGCATTCCTGCAAACTGTTGTATGCCTGTTTTATATCTATTTTCATAGTATGTCAACATATCCATTGGACCTTTTAAGTAACCAAATGCTTCAACAAGGCAGGCATGTAACAGACCTTGAGGGAAATAACTACTTATATATGTGCTTGTATTAGCAGCTGATAATCCAGCTGTTTGCTTATTATAATATATTCTAAATAAATAATTAACGTCTGGAGTAGGTGCTAAATAAATAGAACCTGAAGTAGTATCAGTTAATCCTGTTGCTCCACCAAACATAGCATAATACTTAGGTTTTCCAGTAACATCTTGACCAGTTAAATCACCTTCTGTACCAGTTAATCTCCCTATATATTCAGCTAAATAAGTTTGGTCTTTTTTCTCTAACCAAGTACCTGTTTCAGTTGAGTTATTTACATTAAATACTTCAACACCTCTTATAAATAAAGCTCCCCCTGGTGATCTTATATTATTTACATCAGCTGCCATTGTTCCTTCTTGAACAAATCTATCTGAATCCATGGGGCAATCGATATTAATTCTATGTTCAGCAGACATAATAAAATCATCTATAATAGCTTGAGTAAAAACTCCGTCACCTACTTCTGTGTAGTCTCTAATTGCTGTTGTAAGTGTTGCGTA